ATATCTCTTTGGACACAATCATATTTTTCGCCGTTATATTCGCCGGCAGTCCAATCTGTTTTTTGCTCAAAACCAATTGACACTTGTATTTGTTCGCCCGATAAGATTCTTTTTTGTAGGTCTGAATCGAAAACTTTTTCAAGTCCTGACAAAAATAATCCGTCTTGTTTGACGTTAAACACATTGCCTTTTACGAGTTTTGAATAATTGCTTGAATTGACTAAACCGGAATCTTGGTTTATATCGGGGTGATTGTCAGTGATAACAGCGCCGTTTGCAGAATCAATTGTTGCTTGAGAAAATATTTCTTCTGGCAATTTTGCTTCTTTGACTAATCGACCGTCACTATACAAATATGGGTAAACACCTGCTTTGGTTAAATTAACTTTTGCAGTGAGCATACCATTATCAAATTTGACGTTTGACAGAGTTGCGTTATCAATTCTATATTCCACGGGTCAAGAGTAGAATATAGAATCTAAGTTGTAAATTAATTTAGTTCTAGTGGATAATAGTAATATACCATATTATACTTTATTATTTAATTTTTTTTGCTTAATGAAATCAATTACGTCTTTTGGCTCATATCGTTTTAGTCTTGTGGATATTTGCACGCATTCTAATGTTAATTTTTTAAATGTAAGCCTATCAATTTTTAAAATTTGTAAAACTTCTTTTTCGGTTAGAAGGCAATCAATATTTGCTATGGTTACTATTTTCATTTTCGCCCCTTTTTTAAAATAGCCAAGTTTAGGCTAATAGTTATTATGCAGATACAAATACAAATCGTTATACCAGTCATTAAAATACCGGCTCTTTCCAACATCTGCAATTAATGTCATCGCCCGGGAATCTTGAATCGGGAAAATCCAGCAAGCCTAGGGCACCTGTCACGTTATCAAATTCTTTCCCATCAACTGCTTTATGGGTATCTCGAACTCTTTCGTCTCCCATCGTTACCCAAATAAATCTAGACACGCCTGCCTTTTGCTCTTTTTCGGTTTGCACAGCATTTGCGAATTTTATTACTTGGTCCCGCGCAATTCTTTTTAAGCCTGCTTCTCCTTTGTCGATTGTCTTACTTACCTTATCAATTATTTCATCGGTTGTTTTGCCAGAATAATATGCATCACGTATAACGTCTTGCAATTCAAGGGCTTTTTCTTTTTTAATATCCTTAACTTTTAAAGCATTCTCAAGGGCTTTTTGTTTCAATGTATTTTCATCGGCAACATTTACGACTTTGGGCTTATTTATTGTTATCCCCAATTCGTTCACTTTGTATTTTGTTTTTATAATCCCATTTTCATTGACTAAGAATTTTTCTAGAGGCTGATAAATCATCTTAGGTTGTCCGTTAATGATTGCCATTTGTTTTGGTCTAATGTCTGTTAGCTTCTTGGACTGTTCATTTATTGACTCATTGAATTTAGATGACACCCAATTGTCTAATAGTTTAAAGTTTCCTACCAAGTTGCCAAGAAGCTTATCTTGATTATCTGAATAAGCAAATTCGTAATTGAATATTTTCTTACCTAAGTATCCCATCAAGTTCATAAAAGAATCTTGTTTAATGTCTCTTTGTTTTAGTAGCTCATCTTTTTTTAAATTAGTTATTAGCTCGTTCAAAACTTCTTGCATCTCTTCTCTGTAATCGTCACGAAGAGTTTTAAAGAATTCTTTTTCAAGCTGAATAGGATACTTGTTTTTCATTATTCGCTAGGTTGCTCCGTTTCAAAGTCCCCTTGTGGATAATCGTAATTATCTTCTGGATAACGTAGCTTAGCAATTTGCTGAGGACTTGCAATGCTCTTGTCAATTTCCATTGCATCGGCTTGTGCGTTCTTTAATCTAATGTCGGCTTTTGTATTATCGTCAAGAGAAAAAATATCATCCCACTCAATTTCGTATTCTACGCCTTGGTATTGTCTAAATGAATCTTGTTTAAGGATAATGTCGATTATTCGCTTTATTTTTGGAGCCTCTTCTAGCTCTTGTTTTTTAACGAGGCTTGAATAATAATTAAGTGACTGTGGATTGTTTGCAAGGCTTATCACTCCCTTAGATTGACCTAAGAATATTTCTACGGGAATCCCTTCGATAGAACAAAAAGTCGTATTAAGATAATCCATGATTTCCTTAAATCCCGTGATTGTTAAGTTTTGCTTTTCGAATGACTCGGTTTCGCCAATCACAATAGCGGATTGGCTACTTAAAACTTTACGTAACATATTTAAAGTAGATTTTATAATGCTTGCCCCGCCTTCTTTCTGGAGCGAGCTAGACTTGTATACTTTTAATTGTGCTTCGTAAATCATATTGATAGCCGACCATGCAGAGATAAAAAGCCCGTTGCCGATCATCGCAAGATTGGATACTCGTGATAAACCACAACTATAAGTAGGCTGAAAATTATTTACGCTCCACAAGAATCTTGATTCATCAATTCTATGCCCGTCCATTTGTATCGAAACTTTATTGTAATTTCTATCTGTAGGAATATTCTGATTAACCGACACATTAAAATATTCAGAAGGGACAACGTTTATTTGGTTAAGATATTTAATTTCTTGTGGCATTGGTTTAGATAGTTCCCTGCCTGCTTGAATCGGATACTTGCTAATGTCAGCATCTACAAGAAAATATAGCAAACCGCCGTTTGCATAAATCCTTTCGTATTTTTTCAATTGCACAAGTGACTCTTTCAATTTCAGCCTTTCGATTTCTGCGTTGATAGCGTGTTCAAACTGTTCATTCTCTGATTCGACTTCAAATCCTTGTTGGTAAATATCCTCAGGAATTAAATCAATTACAGTTTGTATTTGTGGAATACCTAAATAAATATTTAGTAGCTCCCTTTCTGTATACTCATTAAATGTTGGCTGTGTGTATGTTAATTTGTCAAGGCTTGTTCCCATGCCTGTAAGTGAAGATTTCAGACCGTCGAATCTTGCTTGGATTTCTTTGTTAAGAGTAGTCGCTACTTGTCTATTCATATAATTCCTTATTATGTGTTATGCATATATCTCATTCCAGACTTTAGCTATGTCGGCGGGCTTGTCAAGAACTAATATACAGGCATAGGCTAAACAGTCCACAAGATCATCGTGTTTCCCATTCGGGAATTCTAGCAATTGTTTTTCGAGAGTCGAGAACCCGTTCTTAAACCAAACCAATCCGTTTTTGAACTGGACTTGCAGCGGCTCCGCTCTGTAGATTTTGTTTCCATCGGCAGTTAGAGGCATGACGGGGATACCTCGACTTGCTGCATTCTGGATAATATTTAAGCCGAAGATTTTCTTCTCCACTGCCTGGTAAATAGGATTCCACTTATTACGGAGGCTTGTCATAATGTCATCATGCGTTGTAGTGAGTGCCTGCTCGTTAAAAGTATCCAATACAATTATATTATTCGCATGTATAGCAAACGTTACACAAGCGAAATCATCTGCTGTTTGGCTCACCGTCCCGGCAGGGTCAATTGTCTGATAAATACGAAGGTCTGTTTTTCGGATAGTCTCTTCACCTAAGTAAATAAATATTTCAGACTCTTTATAATACTTAAAGTCTTTTGCTTTAAAAATATTACCTTCTGCTGTGGTTGGGCTTTGTTGATATAAAGCGGAAAATTCAATTTCAGATTCCTTTTTTATTCCCTCGTAAATTTCGGCGCTTATCCACTCTTGCCAAAGTGCCTCACCTTTTTTTCTTGGATCATCGTATTGAATTATATTGTGCTTCATTCTTTGATTGCCTGTATGCGCAATATATCCCATACTCCGTAATTGTCACTATTCAGAATTCGACCGGCTAAGTCGTCTGTATGCCAACGTGTATTCATGAGGATAACGCGTGTTACGTTTCTGACCCGTGTCCAGATAGCACTTTTCCATAAACTCCAAATTGTGTTACGATAAGTTTCACTCATTGACTCCATTGAATTTTTAATCATATCATCTACAATTAAGTGTGTAAATGGTCTACCTGTGATACTTCCATCTCTGCCAACTGCTCGCAAGTTTCCGCTGTATCCTACTATATCGAAAGTGTGGGACGTATTTTTAGCAAACGATTGTATAGATGTAACAACATTTTTACTATTCAATTTTGTCTTTGGGAATAATAATTGATACTCCATAGAGTTCATCATCATTTTAATATCTCTCACAAAGTCGATTGCGAATTCATCGTTGTAAGATATTAGCCCGATCCGAGCGTTAGGGTTGACGCCGAAAATATAAGCAGGTAAACATCTAGATACTATCTCAGATTTCCCAGTCTGTGGGGGGGCAAAGATCATTAGCCGCTTTAAGTCATCGAATATAAATCTATTAATTGTATCTGTGATTACTTTATGATGCCAATTTACTTGGTAGTCAGGCTTGATTAATTGGATGAATGAAAGAATGTCTTTTGGGGCTTGTAAGACTAAACTTTCTAAACTGAGTAAATCATTCTTTGTTTCTATTTCGTTCATTTAGAATTTTTACAGCTATTTCCATTTCAGGAGTTAAGCCAAGATTTAGATTCCCTTCGTGCTCAATGACTTCCTTTGGCTTGCCGATGTCATAATACATCATCATTTCCATCGCTTTCGGATTACCCTTGAGGCTACGGTTGAATGTAGATACTGTATGTATGTCTCTTAGAGTCTTTGCACTTGGATTAAGTTTTCTGACTTCGGCAAGTAGTGATTCAGGTGCGTCCATGTCCAAGAGTTCTTGGATTATGTTTTTACGGTTGCGTGATCCTTCTGGCCTACCTGTATTATTTACCATATTCCCATTATTTAATTTGCCGCCGTTCTTTCCTTCTCTCATTGGCTTAACGAGGTTTTTACGAGGTTTTTTAGCTTTCTTTGTATTCTTTTCCATTTACTTTTATATCCAATTCGGGGAAGTTCTTTCTCATGCGGTTAATTATGACTTGGCAATACAATGGCTCAAGTTCCATTCCGTAGCAAATTCTGTCTAGTGTTTGGCAAGCTACCATTTCTGTTTTAATTAATCGGTTGTTTAGTATTTCTTGCATTCAGTTTACCCTACCTCTAAAACTTGATTTGTCAATTCCTTTTCTTCCTCGTCAATCAAAGCCTCAATTAAATCTAGTTGCAACTCTTCGAGCTTGTTATCTAGTTCGGCTAGTTCGTTATTAGACTGAGCTTCTTCAATTGCTTTTTGTGTGCGTGCAATTTCTGCTTCGATACTTGCACTCGATGTATATTGTTTTTCTGCTGTGTTCATTTTATTTTTCCGTAAAAAGTTTCGTGGCTGATTGCAACAGGGAATGATCTGTATTGAGTGCAAATAAAAGCAGTGATACACCAGTCTCCAGGTTTAAGCGAATTGTCAAAATTATTAATTGTGTTCAATGGATTCTCTTTGTCAAATCTCTTTAAGTGTTCCGCACTTTCAACCCACGGTCTAGCAACTACGAGACATGCCGGGGCTACAAATCCCACCACATAGCAATACAAATGGATATGAAGTATTTTTTTAATTTCTTTTTCTTTGATTTCGTTTTTCTTGCACCAGGATATTATTCTATCCTTGATTTGCTTCTGAGTCATTTCGTAATCCCATTCCTTACCAAAAATTTTGATAATGCTTTCGCGTTCGTATCCAAAAACATATGTTCGATAATTTGTTTTACTGTTAATCCTTCCTTGCGAAGTCTTGCGAACTGTTCGACCTGATCCGCTCCGTATTTTGTGTTTCCGTGTTCGTATTTTGTTAGAGTCTTTTTGCTCATTTTATTCCCTTTGAATTTTCTTTTAATCGTTTCTGAATTAATTCATGGCTAATTGCATACTCTTCTGCTTGTCCTGTTTTTTGCAAGACTGCTATTTGAACAACGTCACTCCAAAACTTATTCGGACTCGTCTTGAGTGAGTTAATTATGACTAGTCTGTTCATCCTATCGCCCCTTTATTTGTTACAATCCTTACCCGAAATCCTTCTTTTCCTTTTTCGCATAACTCATAATCATAATACTGCCTTCCTGCTATTTGTCTTTTATCGTCTTCGATTTTTCCGGCGCGAACCAAGCAATCAAGGACTGTCGCAGCCATCCCGTCAAGGTCTCGTCCTCGATTGTCTGAAATGTAGAATGTGATAAAGACAAAGCATTTGTTATAGCTTTCATCTTCTCGCCTTTTACATCGTTTACTCGCAGAAACCTTTTTTTCGTTTTTGGGTTGTAGGATATTTCCTTGGAGTTCTTGAAACTCGGTATGTGAAAGCCTAAGCGTATGTTTATTTCCTCGCATTTCAACCCATGACCCCCGTGAATAGTTGCCTCATGCTCTTTGTCTCCTCATTTCGATATAATACAATTCACGTTTCAAATTAGATACTTCTTCTCTTAGTTTCACTAATTCAGAAATCAATTCACAAGTATTTTGCTGCTTTTCGGCAAGTGCTTTTAATGTTTGTTCTTTTCCTGCGGCTCCTTCTAAAATTTCTTGTCTTATGATAACGTTCATACTTTTACTTTTTCCAATTCAAGACTCCCTATACTAATCTTCCTGCTCTCTTCCGAAGAAAGCCTTTGAACAGGAAAAACGCGGTAGGGGACTTTGACTTGTTTTTTAAAGTTCTCCGAATTTTTAACAGCTTGGAAAGCAGTATTTACCCATACACTTTTAGGATACTCAAACCCTTGTTTTAATTTATACGGGTTATTAATTAAAGACTCTTCAATTGCCTTTGCTTGATTCTCTGGAGAGTATTTCAATTCATACTCTTCTCTGCTTAGAATAGAACTCTGATTTGTAAATGTGACCCAATGTGCTCTATTAATACTCTCCCCTATTGCGCTATATACTTTACGATTAAGTAGAGTGGTGAGTTCATAAACTTTCGGCTTGTAACTCAGGTCAAACCATAGCGCGATTAATGCCATAGCAAGAATTGCCAGCAGGATAAGAGTCACGGCAAAGTCTATATTAATATAATCAGATACGTATATTGGATAATTCATTTTTGCTCCTATTTTTGCATAACCCAAACATGGCAGGCTGTAAGGTCTTGCAGTTTTTGTTCTAGCTCACTTGCTTGCTCAGTAGAGTAATTGCTATCAATCGTTACGTTTAAATGCTTTGCTCCAACTTCGACCGAATAGCCTAAGTCAGCTAAAATCTTTTGCCCTTTAAATAAAGCTTCTTTGTTGTCGAATATTACTGCTGACATAATAAACGCTCCTTTTCACACTCATGTTCTTTGTCTGTATCAACTTCTTTTTTATCGGAGTCTTTTTTTTGTTCGGTCTTTGATTTTTTAGGCTTAACAATCTTGACCTTAATAATATCCGCTTGCAGATACGAATAGCTTGCCATAAGAATAATACCAATTATCCACGCTAATAATTTCCTAAATCCCATTTTTTTATGTTCTCCTTTTTTGTTTTGTATTTTCGCTTTTTCATTTTCAATTAAATTTTCCAGCTTGTTTATTTCTCTTGCTCCAAGATTAAACTTTCTAGCAATAAATAACTCCTGCTCTAATTGTTTAAGATTGCTCATAGCCACTTTTTCCAAAATGCAATAAAATCTTCTATTGCATTGATTATAGATTCAAAAGTTTTAATATTTTTTGTAATCTCAAATTTCGGAAATCTACAATCTTCATGCCATTCAAATAATACCCCAGAAACAGAAACAAAATCATCATAACTTCTAAGTGTAATAGTTATATCAGGCATGTAATCTACTATCATAACATTGCCGGATATTTTTGCATTTAGTCCGGTTATCAATTTTTCTTTCACTTTCTCTTACCGTTCACTGCTTCGAAGCAGTCCTTGCAGAATCCGTGGAATAAAATACTAACTCTTTGATTGCAACATTTACATATATACATTATTTTACTCCAAAATTCTCTACACCAAAAAGTTTAGCCAGTTCTTTGTCTTGTTCGCTAATGATTTCATGCCATGACAAAACTTTGTAGTGATTGACTAGCACTCGAATCTTCCCATATCGGTGTTTAATAACAATCTCTCTTGTGTCTGATAGCACCGAATTGATTTTTACCGCTTGCGATTTGGTAAAATAAACTTTCGTTCTTTTGTCGCTTGCGAAACGATAACCCTTTTTATCCTTAACCAATTGATCTGCTTCGAGTGACATTGCAATGAGCAGCAGTAATAATATTTTCCCCATGTCCGATTCTCCTTTTAATTTTGTCCGTTTTCTGTCTGATTTTTGTCCGAATTTTTAACGCCGACTAAATATTTTTTGCGTTCATCTGCCGGAAAATCTTTAATCATTTCGGAAGCCAATCCCCTATTATTTACGCGTCCGATCTTTTGACCTGTGCGTTCATAGTATTCGCTTGCAGACTCAGTATCGTCTTGCTGTATAATCTCGATAGGCTTATCATTAGAGACTAATACATATTTGCCACCGTCAAATTTACAAACCCCTTTCGATACAAGCATTTTTCCGAGTTCCGTTGCTGCTTCTGGAAGAGTGCCTTTAATCTCTCGACCTATTGCGCTAAATATTTGTTTAACAGTTCCTGAGTCGTTAGGATGATAAGACTTTATACCTAACGCTCTAAAGATACTTACCTCCCTCTCCCCTATTAGCTCATGAGTTTGCTCATTAGGGGTGTCCATACCCCCCCCTACACCCCCTTCGGATGCTATTTGATACTCGATAGGGGACATTCTGCGAGTCTTGTATCTCTCTAGCCAAAGTCCTATTTCGTGTAAAATTACATACCCAGAAACGATAGCCGCAATACCTATACCTGCAAATATCCCTAGCCATTTGAGGAAGCCATATAGACAGATTATCGTATAGTCACCCATCAACGGGAACACATCTTCTATCGAATGCGCGTTTTGCCAAACATATGAAGCCATGCCAGTGCAAAACAAGACAACTAACACTGTTAGAATAATCATTCCTATGCTTACAAAAAAGGCGGCTAACATTGATTTAACTCTTTCCATTTTCCACCTTCCAAGGAACGAAAGTTTCTTTCAGATTTTGTCCGGCATTTGTAGGCACTTTGTCCGGCTCTTGTCCGATTAGTGTCTGGTCACTGTCCGATTTTGTCCGATTTTGTCCGATTTCAAAATCGGATACTTTTTGGATTCTCCTTTTGACTTCGTAAATTCTGCCCCGGTATACATCTAATTCATACTCTGTCTTGAGATCATAAATTACTTTGGCGACTTTGTTCTTGTGCTCTTTTAATTTCAACTCAATCAAAGAATTAATCGCAGCATTAGACATTTGCTTTTCTGTCGTCCCCGGCTCTGGAGCAGGTTCCAACTTTGAAATAGTCCCGTTTTCCTTTCGGGTAAATATCGACATAGAGATTTGGATAAGCGGAAGAAATATTGAGGCAAGTAAGCCGCGGAAAATGTCAGGATCAGAAAAAAACTGCACTAGGCTGATTGACCTAGGCAATTGGTCGATTTTTGTATCTATATTTTCATTTTTTATTCTAATACGTTCTTTTTCTATCTTCGCATCATTTAGAGTCTTAGAATTTTTTGCTTCAAGTGCTAGTAGTGCGGCTTGGCATTTTTGTTTTGCGTGAGTTGCATACTTCCCATCAAATTCACAGTTAAGATTTGTATTGGAAGTTTTGTAATTGGCATCAGTAAAAATTTCTTTCTGAGATTCAAGACGGGTTTTTTCGGCTTCGTATTGATTTAGAGAGAGTTCTTTTCTATTATCTAGAATGCCTCCGATTGGCAGAATCATCAAAAGGATTCCAAAAATTACTTTAGATTCTTTAGGCAGGAAAAAAGTAGTAAGCCCGGTTACGATAACACATATTCCCCACCAAGCTCCATGATTCTGAAAAACATTCAGAATAGCATCGACCACAAGCAAAATAGACCACAGCACAAATTCAATTGCTTGTGGATTGTTTCTGATTTTATTCCAGTTTAAATTTACCTTCAATTCGTTTTCCTTTTGCGGAAAACTCTTGACTATCTTTATGAGTGTTCGATTCTTTGAATCACTAATAAAAACAGGCTTGTTTTCCGGCTTGTTTTTCCCTTCCTGGATTGACCGACCAAAGCTAGTCCAGGGAGGTTTTAGTATTTACTTCTTTTCTTTTTTGCCCAAAAAATCAGTAATTGCCTCAGCAGCAAGTTCACCCTCTGATTTATTCGCTAGGATTGCCTGTTTACTAAACTCCGCCTTAACGTTAATAGGGACTTGAGCAACTATTTTTTTTGTTTCAATAATTTCAATTTCCATAGATACCACAAGCTGACATGATATTATTTTCGTAAACATCTATTTTATCTTTTTATTAAAATATTTTTTTATCTTTTTGTTTTTTGATTCTCTGAATAGCTTTTTTAAACAGACTATGCTGAGTATCACAAATATTTACAAAAAAGTTATTGACATCTGGTTTTCTATATGTCGCCTTTCAGGAATATTAAAAGCATAAGCGCACTTTTAGTGCGCATACACAGGAGTTGAACGCCATTAAGACGCTAAGCTGTGGAGCGTTTCCCGCCCTAGATATTAAATAAACTATTCTCTTGTTGGTAATTGCACAAAAGTATTTCAACTCTTCGATTCTTTAAATTTTGACGCTCGCCGATAACGATTTTATTTAAACCTTTTTCTAATGCTAGGCTTTCAAAGTGAGAGCCTTCAAATTCACTGACAGAATATTTACATCCAGTAGAATCTAATACTTGAAGCAAATCAATATCATCCTGATTATTCCAATTAGTAGAATAGTTGTTATCTGTATTCGAATAAGGTTTGTCAGCATAAATAAAAGTATTATTCAATTCTTCATCATGGAACATTAAAGAATTTAAAAATTTACGAAAATCAAAATTTGCAAATTGAACATCAAATAATAATTTATTTGTTTTCTCAAGAGCATTATAAAAATTATTCTTATGTGATTTGATTACTGATTTTGAACCCCCAAAAACAATTGTAGACCCCGCGCCATTAAAAGTAAAGTTTGATAAAAGAAGTAAACGCAAAGCTCTTCTGATAGAATCAGTTTCTTCATTTTCTTTCCAGTATTCTAATAAGTCAGAATGAATTGGCATTTCAAAGAAAGCCTTTTCTAATTCTTCTTTTTTATTTGAAACGACTTGGAATAAATTAAAAACATCGGAGTCAATATCATTAACGATGTTGTATTGTGCTTTAGGTTTATTAAAGAACATCCCTCCCGCTCCAAAGAATGGCTCGATATAAATTTTATGAGAAGGGAAATATTGTATAATGTCAGCGGCTAACTTTGATTTATTGCCTAATCGTCTTAGAATCATAAATATCATTAACCTCAAAAATAATTAGCAAGTCAAACAGATTTTAATTTTTTAGTAATTGTCATAAAAAATAGTTCTTTTGCTCAAAAGGATAATTAGGAGTAACCCCGTCTTTACTGTATACGGTCTTAACAGCGTTCAACACAAGGTTAGCCACTGCGAGCCAAGAAAAGAATTTGGCTCTTGCTCTGAGCCTACATAATTGTGATTGAATTATCTCCCCGTTCTTTGTCAGACTTCGCAAGTCACGCGCCTAGTGCAGATTAGTCACGAGACTTGCATCATATACGGTCGGCTCTGAGACACGCCGGAGCGCGTCGGCTACCCTGAACGTTGTGTGCAATTTTTGGAAGCTCATAGAATTACTTTTTAGTTCAAACAACCCGCCCAGTATCTACTTTTTCTGGCAATGTTGGATTTTTAGAAAAATTAAATACAATCTTAAAAAAGTTAAATCGCTTTTTTGTGAAAAAATAATTTAATTCTTGGGTGTAATAATCTTTAGAATCAGTAGTAATCGCATCAATCAATTCAACTGTTTCTTTTTCGGTGTCTACTATAAATTTCATAATTCCCTCCCTTGGGATTAATCGTTATTGTCCGAATTAACCGGACGCTTCCAAAAACTACACACAACTAGCGGGTGAACTGCTGCGGATGATAAGAATCATCCTTGGGCTATCGCCACATTTTCCTCAGTCACGTTTTTTGCATGAAGAGGCAATAAACGCGCCTTCGTCAAACGTCAGTTACCATGAACGTTATGCGGCATTCATGGCTTGAACTTTTCCGTTATCTCGTTCTAGGTTTTTCGGCATCCGTGCCTCAAAAAGACTTGGTTGTTCTAAGATTTTTAAAGGCTGTTTAGATATACCGTAATTATCCTGTAAATTAGTCAACTGCTCTTGAGAATAAAAAGATTCAGGAAGCTTTGTCGCTTTTTTTGAATTACAAGACCGACATAAAAGAACTGCATTATTAATAGTTAAAGCAAAACCTTTAACTAAAGGGTAATGATGGTCTATGCATAAATCCTTATTTGAATTACACCTAAAACATTCATTTTTAAATTTATTAAATACTAATTGGCTTAAATTCTTATCAATCTTTTCGTAGATATTTTTTTTATGCTGTCTACGTCTTATATCCCTAATTTTAATTTTATCTTTATTATTTTCCCGCCATCTTTTAATTGATGCTTTTACTTTTTCTTTATTCTTTTGCCTCCATTCTCGCATAATTTCATTTACTTTTTCTTTATTGTTCAATCTCCATCTTAGGTCAGATTTATATTTAGTTTTAAGTTTTTCCTCTAATGGTTTTCTTTTTTTTTCTCCAGTTATACCATTCTGTCTTCTTATTAAAGTTCTTCTTTCCTTTCTAGCCTTAACTCTTTCTTCATCTGAAGAATATTTTATTTTTACAGGAATGCCTTTAGCTCTCCGCATAGCCGCGCGTCTTGCTATCGTAGCTTTTCTTTTTTCTTCTTTCGATTGGTATTTTATCATAGCTGGTATTCCCTTAGCTCTTCTTAATATAGCGCGTCTTTCATTTCGCCCACGGATTTTTTCTTCTTCAGTAAAATATTTTTTAGGCATAGCCATAAACTTTTTCTCCTTATACAGTCAATCTCGACATCGTGTCTCAATTGACACTTTTTACTATTACCGCCATGAACATCGCATAACAAAGGGTATCCACTGCGAGCCAGCGAAAAGAAGCTGTCTCTTGATCCAAGCCTGCTTAATTGTCTTTGCTTTATCTTTTCGCTTTTTGCCACACTTCGCAAGATTGATTCCAAGAAAGGATTTGTAATAAATCTTGCATCGTTTAAGGTAGGCTTGGATACACGCCGGAGCGCGTCGGATACCCTAAACGTTGGGCGAAATGCTCAGGTAGATTTTTTCTTGTCGGGACTTTTTGGCTTCGTCTCTTTAAATTCACTAGATAGAATTTGTAAATATTTTTCTGCTGACAATACAAGAATAGCAGTGGATACAAAATTACCTTTACCTAATTTTGATACAGACTCTAGTTTGTCTAGAGCCTTTTGACTGACGTTGACATTAAGCGTTGGCATAAATTAAACCTTTTAAATCAGATTTGTAAATATTTTTTGCTAACCTAAAATCACTTAATGCCTTTGCTTTAAACATTCTTCCTGCTGCAAAGCCATTATAAAAAAAATACATATTGTGGTATTTGTCAAATTTAAGCATTTTTTAACCCCTTATAAAAATCAATTGCTCTCTTCATATCGCCGTATGTTATTTTTGTAACTTTTACAATTTCCGCAGGAGTCTTGTATTTGCCAGATTTACAAGCATCATTCCAAATAGTTCTTTGGCTCTCAGTGTATTCGCTTGTCCATTTTTTAAAAAACTCAACATCTCCTAATTCGGATATAATTGAGTTTAAACTTCTTAACTCGCTATCATAAGGGGAGTCGGTCAATCCATATACATATTTTTCATGTCCTTCTGATTGTAATTTTATGTAATTGTTTGCTTTTTTTAAAAGCTCGTCTCTTTTATTGATTGCTTCTTGTAGGGTCATTCCTTAATCTCCTTTGCTCTTATATATACAGTATCGGAATTTGTAAAATAAATCAACTCTTTTTGTGATTAAATGTGATTTTTTGTGATTTTATTTCTGTAGTATAAAACTATAGTTTACTACAATAACTAAATAGATTAGTTATTGTCGAATCTCTCAGTCTACACTGAGCACATCGCCCAACATAAGCATGAGACGCTGCGAGTCTGACCACATCGGACGCTGTCAGCCTCTTGCTCCAAGCCTATTTAGTTGATATAGATTTACTTTTTAGTCATTTGTCGGATACGCAAGATTACGCGCTACGAACGAATGTATCACGAATCTTGCACTGATTTAGGTAGGCTTGGAGACACTCTAAGAAGAGCGTCGTCTATGCTTAACGTTGTCCAAAATTTTTGAATGGCTATTGTTGGACTTCTTAGCTCAAGCAACCCTCCCAAAGAATAGTTCTTGCTGAACTGGTTTGTTTTTGATGACTAACTTTTTAGCTTTGTCAAGATATTCGTTAGCAGATTTACGGACACCCTCACGCCAAGTATTAGAGCGCAAATTAACAGTTACACTCCTACCAGTAGATGCATGATGCATCGGCATCGAATTTTTCTTTGAGTATAAACTTTCGATTATGCTCATGCCATACTGCTCTCTGTCATAATGTTCTTCTAATTCAACCTGACCAACCCATTTTCCAGCTTCGAATGCGAGTAATAAAGCAGCTTCAAAAGTTGCCTTTTCCATTTCAGTCATAAATTCCTCCCTTGGAATTAATTTACGTTGTCAAAATTAAATAGAAGCCGTTCAAAAACAGCAACTAACAAAAGGTTAGCCACTGCGACATTTCGCTACGTCTGGATGTTGCTCATGTCTTGATTCGTGCTATCTATTCGCCATAGTTGCACTTTTATTTCTTTTGTCAAACCAAGCAAATAATATCCCTTGTGAGGATAAGTAATATTATTTGCATCCTATACAGCCGCCCGAATAAACATCGGAATGTTTCGGCTACCCTAAACGTTGTCCGAAATTTTTAAAGGCTCGAAGGATTACTTTTTATTTCAGCAACCCGCCCCAAAATATTAAATTCTAGGTGATCCAATTCCCTTTTTGTGAATATCTTCTTTAAATGTCTCCAAATGTTCTGTAAAATCTGAATCTGGAAAACATTCTTTAAGAAGCGTTTTTACCGATTGATTATAATATGCACTGCAATCATACCATGCTAATTGTGCAATTAATTGTTTTGTTTGTTCTTCATTCATAATTAATTCCCTCCCTTGGAATTGATCGTATAATAACACTTAGTCACACGCCTTTAAAAACATCGGACAACTAAGCGTGTGCGCTATTCCTCTCGACCGCCTAACATCGCACACGCTGAAACGTTGTGCGACATCGGAAATAATCTCACTGGAGCAGACCCCCCAAAAGATAGTATTTCTTTTGAAGAGATTTAAAAAATAAACCTAATAGATAATAATGGCAAATCTATACAAATGTATCTTTCGTAATCCTCTTCTGGGTTGCTCCAAGTAATTCCAAAACCAAAAAAATGTGTATCAAAATATATTTCGTATGTCATTTCATTCTCCATTGATAAGTTATATTTTTATATCCAAAAGTTTTTTGCTTACCATCTTTTAGGAAGCACCAAACGTCAGAAATTTCTCTTTTGATAGAAAAAATTTCTGAATCTTTTAAAACTTCAACTTTATTAATTCTTCTTAAAGCTCTATTTGCTAAAGTTTTTTCTTTTTTCTCAGACTCTGGACAAGCATTTCCAAGAATAGGATTTTTACGATAAGAACGACTCATTTCATTATTCCCCCCTTTTGGGTCTTAATCGTTATTGTTCCGACGGTCGCACAACAGAAGCGTCAACCGCTGCGAGGCAAGAAACGATTTGCCTCTTGATTCGACCTACATTTTTAGTATTTGTCAAATCTTTTTTATATTTGTTGAACCACGCAAGCCAAGTGCCTAATACTGATTAGTCACGTGTCTTGCAACTTATACGGACGGTCGAATTCATTACCCCTTTCCGCCGTAACGACGGTTACGCTTAACGTTATGCGGCAAGCCAGTGATAATCTTGCCGATGTAGTCCCCCCAAAATGCAACGAGTAATTTTTAAGAAAATA